GCAGTACAGGATATGTGCGGAGAAGACGTTAGTTTCTGTTTAGATGCTATCGATGCAGGTTATGACATCTGGTGTGACCCTCGTATTCGTGTTGGGCACGAAAAAACTCGTGTTATTTAACCGTCGTGTCTCGCAAAATGTACAATATTGTATATAAGGGACAAATAATCCATCAGAATCTGAGTATTGAGGAGTGTGCTCGGATTCTTGAGGAGTATGCATCAGATTTTTATGAGAAAAGTGACATTGATCCAAGTGAATTAAAAATGGAGGCTGTTTAATGGTAATGAGAAGTCCAACTGGAGTCGAAATGATCGAAACCAGACCGAAAAAAACTCGTCAAGGAAGTGGAAAACACACAAAATATGCTGCTTCCTCTCGAAATAAGGCAAAAAAACGTACAAGAGGTCAGGGTAGATAAAAAGTGAGTGGATGAGGTGCTAAATAAAGTTATATTTGCTTAATAATAGTGCCTGTCCAACGTATAAGTAAGTCATTTAAGGACATTAGTATGTCTTTTCAGGTTAATCCTTTAACCAATGACCTTATTGCGATTAAAAATACGACAGCTATTGCACGTTCTCTAAGGAATTTGGTTCTTACCACTCCTGGAGAACGATTTTTTAATGAAAACTTGGGTTCACAGGTTGGTAATCTCTTATTTGAGAACGTTGATGACGTTACGGGCATGTCTGTAAGGTCAGAAATCATTAATGTTATTGAAAATTACGAACCAAGAGTTAACTTGATAAAAGTTAGTGTTATACCTAACATGGAAAGCTATGCTATGGATGTAAAAATGACTTATCAAATCATTGGAATTGATATTCCACCCCAAGAATTATCATTTGTGCTAATACCAACAAGATAAATGCCATTAGTTAATTTTGCTAATCTGGATTTTGACCAGATTAAGGTAACAATAAAAGATTATCTCAGATCTAACTCCAAATTTACGGATTATGATTTTGAGGGATCTAATTTATCCTCTATTATTGATATACTTGCCTATAACACGTATATCACCTCTTACAATGCCAATATGGTATCGAATGAGGTGTTTCTGGATAGTGCTACACTAAGAGAAAATGTAGTTTCGTTAATACAAAATACTGGATATTTACCAAGATCAAAGAGAGCAGCAAGATTAAATGCATCATTTTACATAGATACATCAGGATATTCAACCCAACCTCAAAGTATTAAATTACATAAAGGAATAGTAGCTAGTACAACATCATTTGCAAATGAAAGTTTTACTTTTTTATCAGTAGATGATATTACACAATCAGTTAACAATAATAGAGCAATATTCAATAATGTTGAACTTGTTGAAGGAACTTATATTACTACTAATTTTATAGTAGATTCTTATGATCCACAACAACGATTTATTCTTCCTAATAGTGGAGTTGACACCACTACTATAAGAGTAACAGTAAAACCTTCTAAAAATTCTAATACGAGTCGAAAATATCATCAAACAGGTTCTGTTACTAGTTGTCATGGACATCATACAACAACTCAGACTTTATTTGAAGTAAATGGTGAATCACCAGTTTATTGGATACAAGAAATAGAAGGAGAAAGGTATGAATTAATCTTTGGAGATGGTATTTTTGGTAAAAAACTAGAAGCACCGAGTTATATTGAAGTTTCTTATGTTGTATGTAACGGACAAGATGGAAATGGGGTATGTAATGTTACTTTTAATGGAAAATTAACTTCTGCTAGGGCTAATACACCATTAACTTCTGGTATTTCCTTACTTAACGTCACTCAATGTTCAAATGGAGGTGCTGATATTGAAAGTATTGACTCTATTAAGAAATATGGTCCTAGAGTCTATTCATCACAGAATAGAGCAGTTACTGCAGATGATTATGAGGCATTAATTCCTACTGTATTCCCCGAAACCGAAGCTATTGCTTGTTATGGTGGAGAAGAATTAAGTCCTCCTCGATTTGGAAAGGTTTTTTGTGCTGTAAAACCTATAAATGGGGCATATTTGTCAAATGCACTTAAAGAAAATCTTAAAAATGCCGTTAGAAAGTATAATGTAGCAGGAATTGAGTTAGCTATTACTGATTTAAAATATTTGTACATAGAACCAGACATTAATGCATATTATAATTGCAATTTAGGAGGATCTCAACAGGATATTATATCTGCAATAATGAATGCTATTCTAGAATACATTAATAGTGGTGCTTTAGGTAAATTTGGAGCCAACTTTAACTTTAGTAAATTCCAATGTATGATTGATGGAGCAGATCCTTCTATTACCTCTAATATTACTTCTCTAAGGATTAGAAGGGATCTGAGAGTAGCGTTAAATAGTTTTGCGGAATATGAATTATGTTATGGAAATTGTATGTTTGTTAAGAACTGCAATGGCCATAATATTAGAACTACTGGATTCAATGTCTCTGGAATACAAGGAACTTTGTATCTATCAGATAAACCCAATCCTGATGATCACTCCAAAGGAACAATGTTCTTGTTTAGGTTAATGTCACCAACTCAAGCAGACATTGTAAAGCAAAATGTAGGTACTATTGATTATGAGCATGGAGAAATTAAATTATCTCCTATTAATATAACAAATACTGATATTCATCGTGATTTTCCTTTGATTGAAATAGATGCAGTTCCTTGTTCTAATAATGTACAAGGATTAAATGATCTTTATTTGCAATTAGGAAATGGAAATGGGGATGATGGAAGTGGAGATGGAAGTGGTATTGATATAAATGCTGCATGTGATGATACAACTCCTGCTGATAATTATGGTGATAATGATTTAGTTAGAGGTGAACCTCATTTTGGATGTAATACTGATGGAGAAGTAAGTGCGACTACTGAAACCACTTATAATGCTGATGGATCATATACGGAAATAACCACTAGTGCAGATGGGTTCAGTGGAAATAGAACTACATATTATGCTGATGGTAGGACTAGTACTCAATATTGGGTTGCATAATTTAACATAATAAACACAGAACACTAATACTAATGATATCAACAGATCTACAAAGAGTTCAAATACAAAGTATAGTTGAGGCTCAACTTCCCTCTTTTGTACAAAATGATTTCCCATTATTGGGAGATTTTTTAAAGCAGTATTATACTTCTCAAGAATCTCCTACTGCTTCTGCTGATGTCCTTCAGAATATAGATCAATATGTTAAATTAGTAACTTTAACGACTAATAGTGAGAGTACTCAATTAAGAACTGATATTAATCAAGGGGATACTGAAATTCCTGCATCTTTTGATTTATCTACTGATGTTATCGGTACATATCAATTTCCTGAAAGATATGGTTTGATTAAGATTGATGATGAAATTATTTTATATCAAGAAAAAACAAGTAATGCTTTTAAAGGGTGTATTAGAGGATTTAGTGGAGTAACATCTTATAATTCACTTCATAGTGATCAGTTAACCTTTTCACAAACCAATATTCAAAAGCATATAACTGGTGCCAAAATAATAAATTTAAGTGCTTTATTATTTGCTAGATTTTTAATCAAAGTTAAAGGTTTATATTCTCCTGGTTTTGAAAAGAGAAATTTAGATGATGATTTAAACCAAAGACTTTTTGTTTCTAGAGTTAAAGATTTTTATCAATCAAAAGGAAGCGATGAATCATTTAGGATTCTTTTTGGAGCTTTATATGGAGAAGACTGTGAAATATTAAGACCCAGGGAGTTTCTTTTTAGACCTTCGGATGCAGATTATAGAGTTTCCAAAAATATGGTTGTATCTTCTCTATCGGGAGATCCTTCCAAACTTTTAAATTGTACTTTATACCAAGATGCATATGAAAATTATGGAATAACAAAAGCATTTGCTCCTATTGCTGATATTGAAAAGATACTGGATAATCAAAAAGAATTTTATAAGTTTGCAACTGATTATGGTTACTCTGCAGATGTTTCTCTTAAGGGAAGTGTTTATGGAGAATTTTCTGTTCATCCTCTTACAAAGATAGTAACCCAAGTTTCAGGTGGTTCAAGTGTTATTGATGTAGATTCTACAATCGGATTTCCCCCATCAGGTGAATTAGTAACTACCTACGAATCAGGTATTTCTGGGATATTAACTTACCGATCTAAATCCATAAACCAGTTTTATGGAGTAGGAGTAGCTAATACCAGTGTTATTGGTATTGAAAATGACAATTCTATTGCGTTAAAAGAGGATATTAGGTTAAATGTTCATGCATATGCATATGTTGGGGTAGGAACTACTACTAAAGTAGAAGTAAGAATTGGAAATGTTCTTTCAGAACCAATAATTGGTAGTGATACTTATTATTACGATAAAAATGACGTTGCAAAAGTAGAAAGTTTAGGAATTACTACATCTGGACCAAAAGTAGATAATTGGTTCTATAATTTAGCTATTAAGTATGATATAGAATCAATATCTTTAGTAGATGAATCAGATTTCACTTATACAGTTGTAACCTTTGATAAAAATAATTTAAGAATAGGTGATAAAGTTACTATTACTGATGTCGATGGTAATACTCAAGATTCTACAGTTGTAGAACTTATAAGTGAATATAGTTTCTCTGTTAAAGGTCAGGGTCGTATTGTTAGTGCTAGTTCTACTGTTGAGAGAAGAATTTTAAGAAGTAAAGTTGATGTTAATCTTAAAGATTACCTCTATATTGATGATTATCTTTCAAATGTTCAAAATATCTATTTAAACTTTAAAAATGATATCTTAGTTGCTTCTTCTTCTATTCCAAATTATGAAAATGCTCCTTTGGATTTTAATGATAGGAAACTTACTTTAACTGGTAGTTATAATGGGGATACTTTTAGTTTCTTGGATATAGAGGATCATGGGTATTATACTGGAGATTCAATCTATTATAATTCTTTTATTACTGAAGAATCTGACTTTTTAGGAAACAAGGTTCAAACTGTCAGTAAATTCCCTCAGATGGATCCTGGGGTTTTCTTTGTAAAAAGAGTTAATGCGAACCAATTAAAACTTGCATCTAGTTCAACTAACATTGATAATAAACAATTTATTTCTGTAGCAGGTATTGTTACTTCAAATACTTTAAGACCTGTTGATTTTCATAATAAAAAAGTAGATAATCAATTATTGCTTAGAGAAATAAAGTCTCCTAATCCTAAGGCTGGTGAGTTTATAACTGAACCAGGAAATAGAACAGGTATATTAGTTAATGGTGTTGAAATTTTAAATTATAAAGCGAAAGATACTGTTTATTATGGAACTATTGATAAAATTGATGTGACTTCTGGAGGAAGGAATTATGATGTTATTAATCCTCCCCTTTTACATTTAAAGGATAATGTAGGTTCAGGTGCAACAGGTATATGTGCTATTAAAGGTAGTTTGCAGCAGATTGATGTTGAAGATACTGGATATGATTATACATCTAATCCTATTGTCACTATAACGGGTGGTAATGGTACAGGTGCTCAAGCTTTCAGTAATACTATTTTCAAACATCATGATGTAGAATTTAATTCTATTGGTTTAGGTACAAATAGATCTGATCGTGTTATTTTAGAAAATGATACAATAGGGTTTGGTACATATCATAAATTTAAAAATGGTGAAAAAGTAATTTATAAGACAAATGGGGGAGTTGCTGTAGGGGGACTTTCTACTGATGCCATTTATTATGCACATACTGTAGGTGTATCTACAATTAAACTTTATACTAACTCAACAGAAGCTATTAAAGCAGGTGTAAATACTATTTCTTTAACAAGTTTTGGAGAGGGAGTTCATCAATTCCAAACATTTGAGAAGAAAAGAATCATATCTAGTATTTCAGTTGTAAATAGTGGATCTGGATATGAAAATAAGAAAAGAGTTATAATTTCAGCCACAGGAATCAGCAGTGCTCTTAATCAAATATACATTCTGGATCATGGATATGAATCGGGGGAAATTCTTAACTATTCATTTACTGGACCCAAAAAAGATTGTATTGGTGGCATAACTTCAAACACTGATTATTTTGTTACTTCTGTTGATGAAAATAATTTTAAATTGTCTAGTGTGGGAGTAGGAACTACTGCAAAAGATTATTTTTATAATACAAAACAATATATTGGATTCTCTTCAGTTGGATTAGGTACAGGAGAACATTCATTTAATTACCAACCTATTACCGCAACTTTAAGTGGGCAGATTGGGGTTACTACTGTTAGTGGTCAAGATTTTAGAGGTAAAATTCAACCATTATTTAAAGGATCTATTGAGTCAGTACAAATTACTAATGGTGGTTCTGAATATGGATCATCGGATATTTTAAATTATGATAATCAACCTTTATTTGATTTAAAAGCAGGAACGAATGCAGAGGTTAGTGTAGTTATTGATAATGGGAGGATTAAAGAGGCTGTAGTAACCAATGAAGGATTTGGATACGATGCTCCACCTGTATTAACTCTCTTTACTGATGGATCAGGTAGTTATGGAAAACTTATTCCTATTGTTAGTGATGGTAAATTGGTAGATGTTAGGATTGGTAATGCAGGGATTGGATATACGGGGAATATTATTGTTGGTGTTCGTCCTAGTGGTTTAAATGCCCAATTTAGAGCCAGTGTTAAAACATGGACTGTTAATTTATTCCATAAGTATCTTGATATTATTTCTAGTGATGATGGAATTTTAGATCCATCTCCAAATGCAGAAATGGGTATACAATATACTCATTTATACACACCTAGAAAATTGAGAGAATCTGTATATGTGAGAAACCAAAATAATGACGTAAAATATGGTCTTTTTGATTTAGAGAAAGTTAATGATCAAGAAGTTGCTACAGAGTATCATTCTCCTATTATTGGGTGGTCTTATGATGGATATCCTATCTACGGTCCTTATGGATATACAAAGCGTGATGGTGGTGTTGTACGGGCAATGGAGTCTGGATACACACTAACAACTCTAGCTAATAGACCTCCTATATCAAGTTTCCCCCAAGGATTTTTTGTTGAAGATTATGTATTCGATGATTCAGGTGATTTGGATGAGCATAATGGTCGTTTTTGCGTAACACCTGATTATCCAAATGGTGTATATGCATATTTTACTACAATTAATCCTACTCTTATTGAAAACTCAGGACCTTTTAATAAGTATAGGATTCCTGAATTTCCATATTTAATTGGAAATACTTTTAAAGGAGAACCTAACCCATTTAATGCGAATATAAAATCCAATCAAATAGATTATAATTTAGATAATACAGCATGGTTTAGAAATACTACACCATATTCGTTATCAAAAAATAGTACATATTATGATTTCTTATTCCAACCTACTAGAGATCATGATTATAATGTAAATGTAACTAATGTTTCTACGGGGGATATTCAGTCTGTTGGTATTTTAACAGGTGGAACAAATTATCAAGTTAATGATAAAGTACTTTTTGAACCTTTAATAGGTGCTCAAAAAGCTAAAGCTAAAGTTTCTGAAATTGAAGGAGTAAATGTTACTAATGTCAGTGTTGCTTCTAGTACAGTCTCTGAGTTAGAGATTATTCCTTTTGATGCTAGTGGAAAATATGTTGCTATTTCGACTTCACCTCATCAGTTTGTAAATAATGATTTAGTTTCTCTTGCAGGATTCAATACTTCAATCGATTCTTTGCAAGGGGGATTCAATATAGGAGTAAGAACGGAATCAATTTCATTAACAGGTGGAGTAAGTACTACAGGTGCTACTGGACTAGTTACGTATTTTAGTGTTGCTGGTTCTATAGGTGTAGATGTATTATCAATTGGAGTAAATGATATTCTTGGAATTGGAGTAACAGAAAAAGTAAAAGTATTAAATGTTGATGAAAAGAACTCTAGATTAAGAGTTTTACGAGCTCAAAATGGAACCATTTCAGTTGCTCATACTGCAACTTCGATTATAACTGAAAATTCTAGAAAATTCACTTTTGAGACAACACCTGAGAATGACATAACTTTTCAATCTACACAAGAAATTTATTTTGAACCCAAAGAAGCAGTAGGATTAGGTACTCTTACTGGAGTTGGTATAGGAACAACTATTTTCTTCTCTAATCCTGGTGCAGGAATAACTCAAGTTTATATTCCATCACAATCTATTTTCTTACCTGATCATGATTTAAATACGGGTGATCTTTTAAGATATAGAAATAATGGGGGTGATTCTATTGGAGTTTCTACTGATGGCACAACTTCCTTTAATTTACCAGATGAGTCTAGAGTATATGTTGGAAAAATTTCTAATAATCTTATTGGTATTTCTACCTTTAGGGTAGGATTGGGATCTACTGGTACTTTTGTAGGTATTGCAAGTACTAATCAAACAGGAGATTTATTAAGATTTACTGGATTAGGAACAGGAGTATATCATAGTTTCAAAACTATAAAAGATTTTGTTGTTACAGGAGAAGCGAATAAGAATGTAGTTACTGTAGCTACTGCATCTACTCATGGTTTATTATTGGAAAATAATATAAGAATGGATGTGCAACCAGGTATTCATACAAATGTTGTGGTAAAATATAATGACTTTAATAGAAGAATGGTTTTTGATCCTAAATCATTCGTTGCAGGTGATGTTGATGTTATTAATAATACAATTACAGTTACTAATCATGGATTAAATGATGGTGATAAAGTAATTCATACAGCATCTACCTCGTCAGGGGGATTGGAAGATGAGAAAATTTATTATATTGTTAGGCAGTCTAAAAATAAAGTAAAACTTACTTTAAATAGATTTGAATCTTTGGAATTTGCTCCAGAGGTGGTTAATATAACATCTGCTTCTGCAGGTACTCTTTCTCCTATTAATCCGTCTTTAGATTTTTATAAGACTAACACAGTTAAGTTTAATTTGTCAGATCCTTCTTTATGTTCTTTTGTGGGATTAGCCTCTTATTCAGCATTTAATTTAAATTTATATACTGATAGGGATTTTGAAGATGTATTTTATTCCACCCGTACAACTAATACATTTGAAGTATCTAAAACTGGTACAGTAGGAATTTCTACTGATGCAGGTCTTACACTTATAGTTAATGACAGTCTTCCTGAAGCATTATTTTATAAATTTACTCCAGTACAAAATGAATTAATTTCAGATATTAAAAAAGAACTGGTTATTGATAAAGAAGTTGTGGGTTATAATCAAATAGATGTAAAGGAAAGTATTTATTCTGGACCTTTTAGTATAACTGGTATTGGAATTACAACTACTTTCAAATATAATGTGTTATCTGATTTGGAGAAAGCGTCATATAGGTTATCTGAGGCTTCTATAAAGTATTTTACTGATTCTCCTGCAACCTATGGTCCTATATCAAAGGTTGAAATACAGTCTAAAGGTAATTATTATTATGAAACTGTAGGAGTAACATCTATTGTAACGGGTATAGGTACAGGTGCTATTCTTGAACCTAGTAGTGATTCTATTGGAAAAATTAATTCTACAAAAATTCAGAATATTGGATTTGATTTCCCTACTGATACGACCTTAAGACCTGTTCTTAATCTATCTGAAGTTCTTGTAATGGAACCATTAAATTCTTTAAGTGAAGTAGGAATTACTTCTGTAGGTAAGAATTACACCATAGCTCCTAATTTAACTTTATTAGATGGATTAACGAAAAAAGAAGTTAAGGATGTTCATTTATCTTATAATGTAGGAGATGTTAAAGTAACTATTCTTGAAAATACTAAGAGGATTAATGATATTGAACCAATTATTATACCAACATCTAATGTAAATGGTATTGAGATAAAGACTATATCATATGATATGTCTACTAAAAATGTTACTGTTGGATTAAATACTGC